CAGCTTGTAGTTAAGCCGGAACTCGTCGGAGTCCTCACCGATCCGCATGGCCTCGCCCCGGATGTAGGCGGCGTAGTTGCGGTTGAACTTGGCACAGTACTTCCAGTCGAAGCGGTAGTGGTTCTTGCGCCCCCCGCGGCGCAGTTCCATGCGCTTGTTGTGCTGGATGGTCTTGTAGAAGACGCCCTTGACCACGTCAGGCGTGCCCGTCATGACCATGGTGGCGAGGTAGAAGGCCCCCATCGGGGTGATCGACTTGTTGAGCACGTACTCGTCCACCGACTGGGACTCGTCCACGAAGATGACGTGGTAGCTCTTCGACTCGATCTTGGCCCGCGGGTTCGCCGTCTGCATGGCGCAGAAGCTCTGGCACTTCTTCAGCCGCACCTTGCGTGACCCGGGGCGCACCTGGTCATCGATGTCGGGGTCCTCCAGCATCTCCTGCGCCCGATCAGAGGTAAGGCGGTCCACCACACGGCCAAATAAGGTCTCCACCTGCTGCTCGACAGGGGCGAAGCAGCCGATCATCACACCTCGGACGAACTTCTGTAGCGGCTCAAACTCAGGGAACATCTCGGCCAGCCGGGGCAGGAGAATCATGAGAGAGGCGGCGACGTTTGCCACGACCTCGGTCTTTCCGCTTTGGCGTGAAAGCTCGCCGGTAATGGTGGCCCCGTCACCTGAAATGACCGACTCGATGATGCGTCGGCCCAGCGCCGCCTGGTACGGGAACATCTCGACGCCGCTGAAGATGACGGTGAACTCCCAGACCTTGTCCGTCAGGCGCTGGACGAACTCCTGGTCTGCGGGATCGAGGACGACCGGGGCGAACTCGGCCAGATCCTCGGACAGGTCGTCTTCGGGCGGGACACCCTCACCCGCCAGGGTGGGGTCCTCCACGTATGTCACCCGGCCAGGCTAGGGGGAGAGGTCAAGATGCCCTGACCACGCACCTGATGGAGCGTCAGGTGTTCAAAAAATCAACAGCGACGGCGCTGTATTTATCCGCGCCACTTTTTCAGAAATCGCTTGACGGAGACGAGGGGCGGTGACAGGCTCTGGAGCAACGATCCCCCTGAGGTCGGCGGGGTAGTCGGCAGGTTGTAGGAGGGTCGATGGTGATGTCCCGAGATGTGCCAGGCCGCTCAATAGAGCGCCAGAGACGCCGAGGAACTCACACCCCTCTTAGCTGATTGAAAAAATCGGCACGTCTTTCTTTTACGGAAAATACCCAACTGTGTCGGGTCTCCATTGAGGCTTGACAACGCCTGTATTGGGCGCGATTGTGATCAACCCACCGCCTCTATCAGGGGGGATTCCTCGTAGAGGCCCTGGCTGTGAAGAGGTGAACCATGGTCAACACCTGGGCGAAGCCATGCCATGACCCGGATCTCGATGTCGTTCACGAGTCCCTGACCCGGAGAGCAGGCCGCAAGAGGAACATCCCGATGGAGCTGGCAGCTCTCGTAGAGGTGACCTCACGGGAGGAATCACTCTCAGCTCAAACCGTCTCCGACGCCATTTGGAGCCTGATTCATACCGGGAAGGTGGACCAGACTGACAAAGGCTTCCTGATCACAGAGAAGTTTTCAGGAACTTTCCGGATCCCCGGTTTTGGCCGGGGTGAACCTGTCAGTCTAGTCGCGCAGCGACTGGGTGACAGGGACACCGTGTACCCGGATGAGGCGAGCGAAGCGAGCCGAACGAATGGGACTACCAGTCGCAACAGACGCCCGGGAGTTAAGCAGAGGTCTGCCCAAAATGAGGTAGGTCCCGGCACGGGGAAGTTACGCGTGCAGTTATGCCGGGACTTCTTCCCCAGCCTGGTTGAAGACCACGGGCTGGAGACCATCCCACGAGACCTCTACTGGAGAGCACTCGTCAGTCAGGTCAAACGGCTGGAGCTGGTGTACCGGGTGAACACGCCCTTCGTTCGCCAGATGATGGAGGAGTTCGTCCAACACCCAGAATGGTGTAGGCGATCACACCGCCCAGCCTGGAGGGTCTTCGTCTCTCGGTGGCAGGAACTGGTGAAGCGTGTTCATGCTCAGCACAACCGAGCGCGCCGCAACGACACTCGTCACACCGGAGGTATAGAGCACTGGCTGGGTGAGTACGCATGACCATCAGCATCACCAACCCCCAGGGCAGACCGGAGCCGTACTGGTTTAAGAAGGGCCGGACGAAGCCCATCACCGACCAGTTCAAGAACAACCACCAGAGCGCCTGCATCAACTGGCAGAACACCTTCTACAGCGACGATCTCAGCGACCACGCCATCGCCCAGAAGATCTGCGCCACCTGTCCCAACTACCACCCCTGTGCCCTGTGGGCGGTGTACTCGTCCGACTGCGACACTGACTTCGGGATCGTGGCCGGGATGGACCCCGACTGGAGGCGGCGAATCCGGGAGGGCCGTGAGAACTTCTGGGATTGGACCCGGCGGTTCAGCTACTCCAAGAAGGCTGCCAAGGCGAAGTACCGCAAGGGCACCGGGAAGCGTGCTCGACGCCAGGCCGAGATCCCCCTGTGCCCCGGCTGCGGCTCCAACCACGATGCGCGCCGTGATGGCCGTGACAGGGACGAAAACCGACAGAAGTACGTATGCACGGCCTGCGGGTCGACATTTTTAGGAGAGGAACTGTGAAACAGACCTTCGGCCCGTACCACCACAAGGGACCCGACGACTTCGTGACACTCAATGAGAACCAACGGGTCGCCCTTGAGACGGTCACGTCATACCTGAAGGAGCTGGAGGACGCCCGGTTACACGGTCGAGGCGTCCTGTTTCTCGGACCTACCGGCGTCGGCAAGACGCTGCTGGCGTCGATCATCCTCAACGATGCGACTGAGCGCGGCTACCGCGTTGAGGCCATCGAGCTGGCCGAGTACGTCGCCCTACACAAGGAGCAGTTCTCGCTGGCCCAGCTCATGAAGAGGACCGACGACGACACGTTCGTGGATCAGTACGTCAAGGTGCATCACCACGTCCGCTACATCCGAGGCAACACGAAACACTGCGCCGACTGGGTGCTCTTCGATGACGTAGGGCGAGAGTTCCCTTCGGATTCAGGGTGGTCTCAGGGCGAGTTCTACGACACACTGCGTTTCCGGTGGAACCGCCAGCTCCCGACGCTCCTGACGACCAATCTGACGATGTACGAACTCATGGCCCGCTACACCGACGGTTTCACGAGCCTGCTCATGGAATCCTCGGAGATCATCCTCATCGAAGGTGATGACTACCGGTGCAGAAAGGCGAGCTAGGAACAGGGACCGAGCGCCGAATCATCTTCATCTGGGAGGGGGCGGTCGCAGAACTACCCGACAAACGGGCCGTCCAGGCCATGGAGAGGCTCAAAGGCGCATTGAAGCTGTGGGACCAGGCTCTCAGCTACTGGAACATCAACAGCTTCGCCATCCAATGGATGTGGTCCATGCTCGCCCGCACCAACCTGCGGATCGACGTGGCTGTCACCACCCGACCCGACGGGTTCGGTAAGGCAGTCGCCCGTCTGGTCGAGTACAGCAACTGGCCGATCCGCTACGTCTTCACCCAGCCAGCGGAGAACCTGGGCCGAATGCTCCCCACCATGCCCGACGTCGACCGGGTGTACTACGGGCGGGAAGAGCAGCGCTGGGCCTACGGGCCGAACGGCATGCACCTCCCCAACATCGGCCAGATCGTCTGATGGACATCGAGTGGGCAACCCTCTCCAAGGTCATCGAGGTCGACGGCTTCGACTCCATGGTCGAGTCGCACATCGGGGCCTCGTTCTTCTTGGACCCCGACAACGTCGATGTCTTCGGCTGGATCCGCGAGCACTGGACCGAGCATGGCAACACACCGGGCGAGGACGCCTTCCACCACGAGTACCCCGGCTTCGCCCTGATGGAGACCCCCGAACCTCTCGCGTATTACCTCGGGGAACTACGCGAGCAGCGCCGGTTCTCTCTGATCAACGGGATGCTGGACGACATCAAGGAGCCGCTACGCCGGGGCGACTCGGGCGTCGCCATCAAGATCCTGAACTCCTCCCTGGAGTCCATGCACACCGAGATCGCAGACCTGCGCGACGAGGACTTGACCAAGACCACCAGACAACGCCTGGACCACTACGAAAGGTTGGCGACGATGACCGGTCTCCGAGGGGTGCCGACCGGCTTCCCCACCATGGACCTGGCTACGGGTGGACTACAGAAGGAACAACTCATCACCCTTGTCGGGCTACAGAAGACGTACAAATCCATGCTGCTCATGTGCATGAACATCGCGAGTCACGAAGCTGGGCACCGCACTCTGTTCGCCAGCTTTGAGATGTCGACCCAGGAGCAGTCCACCCGTCACGACGCCTTCCGCGCCGGGATCAGCTTGACCCGGCTGCAGAACGGCAAGCTCCTGCCGATAGAGCAGACCAAGCTGAGCCGGATGATGCATCACCTGGAGGATCTCCAGCCCCTGACGTTCATCCACGACCCCGCCGCCACCACCACTGTGTCGGCCATCGCCGCCAAGATCGCCCAGTACAAGCCCGACGTCGCCTTCATCGACGGGACCTACCTCATGGACTCAGAGGTACCCGGTGTCGAGCCGAACAGCCCGCAGGCGTTGACCTCGATCACGCGCTCACTCAAACGACTGGCGCAGCGAGTCCAGATTCCGATTGTGCAGACCACCCAGGCCCTTACCTGGAAGAGCCGCAAGGGACTGACTCTCGACTCCATCGGGTACTCCAGCTCGTTCGCTCAAGACTCCGACGTCATCTTCGGCGTCGAAGAGATCAAGGACTCAGACGACCGCGAGATCCTCCTGCGGATCATCGCGGCGCGGAACTGTCCACGCAAGGACACCCGGCTCGCACTGGACTGGGAGCACGGGATCATCATGGAGACCGAAGAGATCACCTTCGACGCCGACGACACAGACGAGTACGAGACATGATTGAAGACCTACTGGACCACATCGGGGTCGAGGATCTACGTCCAGGAGACAGCGAGATCGGGGGCCGTTGCCCCAAGCACGAGGAGCGCACGGGTGAACGTGAGCGCCGCCCCGACCACTTCTTCGTCAACCGGACCACCGGGCTGTTCCACTGCTTCAGTTGCGAGTACGCGGGCGCGCTCATCGCGCTGATCATGGACCTGACCAAGGTGGGCCTCTGGGAGGCCCACAAACTGATGCGTGATTTCGACGTCGAGCTGGGCGTTACCGAGGAAGAGCAGACCTGGGTTCCTCCATTCTCCAGCGTTGACGTCGAGGACCAGCTCCTTGAGTTCGGACCGCCTCCCGAGCGTGCCATCGCCAAGCGCCACCTGACTGATATTGCGGTCACGAGGTTTGGTCTGCGATGGGATTACGAGGAGTCGGCGTGGATCCTCCCCATCTACGGGCCGACCGGCGACCTGTGGGGCTGGCAGGCCAAGACGGCGGAATGGGTCCGCAACCGCCCGCCGGGGATCCGCAAGTCCCTCACCCTCTTCGGCATCCAGGTACCGCAGCCAGACGGCATGCCGCTGATCCTGGTCGAGAGTCCACTCGATGCCGTCTACCTCGACGGTCTCGGCTATGCCGCCATCGCGAGCTTCGGGGCTGCTGTCAGTGACACCCAGATGCGCCTGATCATCGAACGTACCGACGACCTGATCCTGGCCCTCGACAATGACCGAGTCGGACGCAACGAGACCTTGCGCCTCTTGGAAGAGCGCTGGCACCACCGCATGTCGATAGAGGTCTTCAACTACTGGAACACCAAGAAGAAGGACCCTGGTGAAATGTCACCAGAGCAGATCGAGAACGGCATCACTGGTGCCATCTTGGCGGGATTCTGGGGATGAGCTTCGTCGGCAAGCTCTACGACTTCCAGGCCGAGGCGGTCGAGCGCATGATCGAGGCCCGCCGCCTGCTGCTCGCCATGGAGATGGGCTTGGGCAAGACCGTCGTCGTCATCGCTGCAGTCGAGCAGCTCTTGGAGGCCAAGGAGGTCGCGGCGGGGTTCGTGATCTGTCCGGCCAGCCTCAAGCTCCAGTGGCGGCGCATGATCGATGAGTTCACCGGGGGAGAGGCCAACGTCATCGTCGTCAACGGCGACGGCCTGCACCGTCAGGACCAGTACCGGGACTACGTGAACGGTGGGGCCGAGTACTTGATCCTGAACCCCGAGACAATGGTCATCGACTGGGAGGTCATTCGCAAACTGGGCCGCGACTTCATCGTCACCGACGAGGCGACGTGGTTCAAAAACTTCCGGCCCAAGAGGAGCAAGAAAATCAAGCGCCTCCGAGCCGAGTACCACTGGGCCTTGACCGGCCAGCCCATCGAGAACCGGGCCGAGGAGGTCTACTCGATCATGCAGTGGGTCGACCCCAGTGTCCTGGGCGACTTCGGCACCTTCGACCGGGCCTTCTGCGTGCGCGACCACTGGGGACGGGTGAAGGCGTACAAGAACCTGCCCACGCTGCACCGGATCCTCTCCGAGAGCATGGTGCGGCACACCCGTGCCCAGGTGGCCGACCAGCTCCCGGCAGTTGCCGAGGAAATCGTACCGGTCGAACTCGACGCCGCCGGGGCCAAGCTCTACCGCGGGATCGTCCACGACCTGGAGAACGACGTCGCTGAAGCCATAGGTACGTGGGGGAACTTCTCCTTGTCGGGCTTCTACCACGGTGAGGATCAAGGTGAGGCGCGTGGGCGCATCATGGCGAAGCTGCTGGCGCTGCGAATGCTCTGCGACCACCCCCAACTGCTCCGGGTCTCGGCGGCGCTGTACCGGGGCGAGATCCCCGGTCAGGGTGGCTCCGAGTACGCCCAAGAACTGGACGAGGCGGGACGCCTGGAAACCCTGAGCAAGTCTCCCAAGCTCGCCACCTGCGTCGAGCTGATCATCGACATCCTCAACGCCGACCCAGCCAACAAACTCGTTATTTTCAGCTTCTTCCGCAACATGCTCGACCTCCTCGCCAACGCCACCGCACCGCTGACCAAGAACGTCATCTTCAGCGGGGCGATCAGCCAGAAACGGCGCGACGAGGCCAAGCAGCAGTTCGCCACGGACCCCGAGACGCGCTTGTTCTTCTCCAGTGATGCCGGTGGTGTCGGCCTCGACTTGCCCCAGGCGAACTACCTCGTCAGCTTCGATCTGCCATGGTCGGCAGGGGCGTACGCTCAGCGACAGTCGCGAATCATACGTCTGTCATCTGTTTTCCCTCAGGTGACTCTTCTGTCCCTACAAGTCTCAGGAAGTATCGATGAGTATCAGCACGAACTCCTCATCCAGAAGCAGAAGGTGGCGGATGCCGTGGTCGACGGCAAGGGAATCAGCCGGAGAGGTCGTCTTAGTCTCGACCTCCAATCGCTCTCAGCCTTCCTCCGAGACCACGAGGTTTGAGCCTGACCATGTGCCGATTCTCGCCTGGGAGGTCGCCATCAAGACCGCTCCAAACCCAACGCTCGTAACTCTGTGTGGGTGCGGTAATCCAGGCTGCTGGTGGGTCCTCAATACCGACCCGAAGACGCTGCGGCGGTACGCCGACGAGTGAGCTACGGAGCGAAGTATCTGTTCTGTGGTAGCCACCTCACCTCTGACACCCTGCTGATACGGCTTTTTCTGGAGGGCCTGAACACCCAGGCGCGCCAGTGGGGGGAGACCATCGTGATCCTCGATGACGGGTCACTCCTCCGCATGGAGAGCGAGGTCGAGGAGTTCCGGCACCTGGAGCACCGTCACATGGGGAGCTGGGTCACACCCAACATCGTCATCGCGTTCATGGATCGATTGAGCCACAACCGGAACACCGAGAAGACGCTGAGACGTGCAGAGAGCGAGGGAGTACCAGCCTTCATCGTCAGTCGCTACAGCGAATAGAAACCCTCACGGAACTTTCCGGAGCCACCGTTTAGCGCGGGGGGCGATTGTTACCCTCGTCTCATGCCACGTTTGCATCGGCAACGAGACGAAGAACAACTTGATCTCGCCGCTCTGAGACATGAGGTCGCGGGATGGTGGGGCGTCAAGTTCCAGACCAAGCTCCTCACAAAGAAACTGGACGACGGCAAGAAAGCTCTCCTGAAAATCGTCCAGCGATATGGCACCACTGACCCCGAAACTGGCTCGCTATTTCTGGAGCTGGACGAGCCGGTCAGCAACCGCCGGATCGTGCAGCTCAAGGCGCAGCGCTCCGAAACCGTGGGCCTCAACCCGGACGAAGCGGAGAAGATCCTCAGGGGCAAGGGCCTCTGGGACGAGGTGGTCGAGTACGTGCCCCAGTTGGACGAGGGCAAGGTCCACGCCGCCTACTTCGACCGAAAGATCACCGATGACGAGCTGGCGCGCATGTTCCCCAAGAGGATCGCCTTCTCCCTGATCATCCTGGACGAGGGCGACAAGCCGGTCAACTGATGATCCAACTGTTCTCCGAGATCCAGGACGAGTACTACCCCGGCTCCAAGCAGAGGCGGCGCGAGTCCAACCAGGCGCGCCGGGAGCGTCGGGCCGAAGAACGAGCTGAGACCGAGGCGAAGGAGGCGTGGGATGCCCACCCCTGGGTGAAGCACTTCAAGCTCGACGGGCGTGAGGTCGAGCTGGAGATGTTCCCCATCGGGTCTCTAGCGAAGGCGCTGCGTCGGGACTCGGTCACCCTGCGGGCGTGGATCCGCAAGGGCTGGCTCCCGAAGGCGCAGTTTCAGACCAAGGCAGTCGTAGGAAGTCGAGGGAACGCGGGCAGACGCCTATGGACCCGCGCCCAGATCGAAGGAATCGTCAACATAGCCAAAGAGGAGGGCCTGCTGAAAGAACATCCGCCACGAATCCAACAAACGCAGTTCACAGAGAGAGTCATGGCTGCATGGAAGGGATGGCTGTGAAGCTATCCAAGAACCTCAAGCTGTTGGTGCGAATCCGTGACTACGAGACGGCCCACATCGAAGTGGGGGCCGAGATCAGTCACTTCGACCTCGGCTACGACGACGAGGACTGGGCGGG